GTCCAGGTCGTCGATGTCCAGGGCGTCAACGTCGAGCTCTACGGCGTCCTCGACCGTGGCGCCGAGCTCGGGCTCAGCCGGCGCCTCAGGGACGGCCGCCTCCCCAGCCTCGTCAGCCATCGGGTCGTCCGCGGGCTCGGCCTTAGCCGGCTTGGTGGCGCGAAGGTACTCGCGGACCTCGGACTTGACCCTGCCGTTGTAGGGCTCGCCGTCCTCTACGACGATGTCGACGGGGCGACCGATGAGGCTGCGCGGGTTCAGGGCGATCTTCTTCTTGGCGATCTTGACGCCGAGGGCCTGGAGGAAGGCGGCGCTGCGGAACATCGCCTTCTCCGTCTGCGGGAGGCGGTCGATGATCTGCTGTCCGGCGTGAGCGCCTTCAGTGATCTCCAGGTAGACGACGAACATCGCGTTGCCGGCCTTGGAGGTCGTCTCCTCGAAGTCGGAGACCTCGGCGCGATAGGTGCCGGGGGCGACGTGGGCGGTGGAGGTGTCCTTGTAGTTGGTGAAGTCGAAGGTCAGGGCCATGGTTATTTCTCCTGTGAGGTTGGGTTACTGGGTGTCAGTCGTCGGCCTTGGCCGACTTGCTGGCGGCGGGCTTACGCTCCGGTACTCCGCCAACTCCGAGGAAGCGCGAGAGCTTCTCCAGAGTCACGGGGT